TCACGGTACCCCACGGCCGCCGTTCACCCATCGGGAAATGGCGTCGAAGATCAAGTCGGCAATCCACATGGCGCATACGCCGACGACAAAAGCCGTCGCATTCATGGCTGCGACATCCTTTTGCGGCAGAGGCCAATTGATGGCACGCAGGTAAAAAAGCACCGGCTCCGTTAGATATGCTGCCGCCAGCGCTCCGCAGATCGGCGATGCAACAATCTCCCGCATTGTGTATCGACGCCTGGAGAGACCACGCAAGATGCCGCCGGAAAGGCCAGCAATGACGACCCCGGCTTTGATGCCCAACGCATCCAGAAATTCGTGCATCGTCATTGTTTTCTCTACTGGAAATCTGACGCTCTCGTTCGTCGAGGCGTGCTGCGGGAAAAGCCTTATTTGTCGACAGGCGGCTGAGGTTTTATCAACCCCGAGACCCCATCACGCATGATATTGACCGCGATCTTGAGAGCGCTCAGAGCGGCAACTGCAGCAGCGGTGTAGCTGGGGCCGACAAAGGACTGTGAACACTCCAACGTGCCATCAGCAAGCTGAGCACAACCTGTTGCCAACAGAATGGCAACGATCAGTGCCGACAGGGTGATGGATACATTGAGAAGATTATGCAAAGCATTGGTGTTGAACATCTTTTTCCTTTTTTCACATAGAGGGATGGGCGCGATCCGCGGACAATGTTCACTAGGGTCGTTCATATGATATCGCCTGGCTTCATTGGCCGATTGGTCTGCCGATGAGAGTTTTTTGATTGAAGGGGCAATTGAACCTTGCCGAAGGTGATTGGCCATCCTTTGGGTTGGTCGCAACGGAACTTAAGCCGGGCGTTTCGCTTTGATCCGTGAGTACCCTATGAATTCGTCAGCAAATTTCGGCCCATATTGGTCGCGCCCCCCTGGCGGATGGCAGCGCCATCTGGGATCCAACCTGCGGCAAGACTATCGTGCGGCCTCGAGTGCCGCGGCAAATTTCTTGGCGTGACCGGCGATATCGACCGCGCGATCCGAACCATTGATGATTCTTCGCGCACCAATCCAATCGGTCGCAGTGGCAGTGAAGAAGTCCGACAATTTCTTACCGGTGAACCGGCCGTTGGTCATCCCGTCAAATAGGATTTCAATGGCCTTGATGGGATCAAGCGCCTTATCCGGATCATCGGCAATCCCGTATTTTGTATAATTGTCACGCCCGGTTATCTGTACCAGACCACGACCACGATAACGCCAGCCGTCGCCGCTGGCTTCGTCCCGGTTGCCCATCCGGTTTGCATAGGCACGGTTCGCGATCCGCTGTGGCTGCCGGGCATAGGCGCCGGCCTCCCCCACCGTGAAATATTTCGGGAAGGTCGCAAGCAGACCGGCGGCCGAGTAGTTTAGATTCTCCGAGATGGCGCACATAGTCTTGTCCGTCTCATGATACGTCGTCGCGAGTATGTAAGCCAGCCATCGGCTATCCAACGGTCTGGCCTCCAACTCAGACACGATTGCCTCGATACCATTGACCTGATTTGTCGACAGTCGCCCGCCAAACAGCGACAAGCGCAACCCCGCAAAAAACTTTGCGTGCTCCATGTCATTTTCCTTTATTGTCAAAAGTCCGGCCCGCATTCGCGGCGCCTTTGATTACGACCGGATTTTTTCAAGCTAGGCTTCAGCCGGCGGCGGTAAACGCCATCGATGCGAACAAGCTCGCCCCCAGTGTATTGTTCGCATCACGTGAGCCGTTTCCCGGTCACCAGGTTCTGCCTCCCCCAGCGCGGCGGAGCCGCATCTCTTGCAGAGCAGCCGTGCTGAGCCACATGCCGTGAAGAGTCTTGGATAACCCGTAAGCTCAGATCGTTGCTTAAGCGTTCTTTTGAAAATACACTTAGGCTGCAGTGTTTGCCGGCCACGCGAAGGCGTCGATTTCGGTCGTCGTAGTGATGGTGCCGGCGATGATCTGCTTGTCGACTTCGCCTTCGGCGGCAAAGCTCGCCTGGACGTGAGCGCCGACCGCATTGGCGATAGCCGTCATCTGTGCCGCCGTCAGCTCGACAAAGCCGGCCGCCGTCTTGAACTTCACCGTCACCTCCGGGTTCGCCTGCACATAGTTGTAGGCTCCAGTGATCAGCGATTGGCTCTGCCGATCGGTCATGACGCGCATGCCATCGATGACGACGCCGCCCGTTTCGACGGCATAGCGCTTGGTCGCCGCATAGGCGTAGAGATCGACAGGGATCGGTTCCGGAGACCAGCCGGCAACAACGGCTTGAAGGCTCGACGGCATTTCCGGCCAATCGCCGGCCGCGCTGACCAGGGCGGCTTCCTTGTTGCTCAGTTGATCGAGGATAGTGTCCTTATCGGCGACATCCAGTCCGGATGTGATCTTGGCGGCAAGTGCGAGCCAGTAATCCGGCACGTTATAAATCTGCTGTCGGCCGAGCCAGAAGGCGACGCAGGCCATCCAGCGATCGGCCCGACTTTCCGAGCGAGCCGAAAGCAGCGCCTCGACCATCGGTTCATACATGCTGTCAATGCGGTACATGGCAGTCCTTTCCTGTGTTTAAGCTTGGGCATAAGCGCGGACGTCCTGCCAATCGATGTCGACGGCGGCGCGGATTTCGGGAGCGGATTTGGCGGCGGCAAGAACGGCGTTTGCCGATCGGCGGACGGCTTCGATCATCTGCGATCCGACTGCCCAATGCTGATCTCGCGTCAGGATCTCGACAGCCTTTTCGAAGCGGCTAACGCCATGCTCTGCGGCCTCGGCGGTGATGTGCGGCGTCTCGCTCTCGGGCACATTTGCGCCCTGTTGCCGATCGGCGGCAATCAACAGCGCCTCTCGGCGCTTCGGCGCATAGACGGCCTCCTGGCCGGGAATGACGGTGATGAACATCATGCGCGCCATCCTGACCTGACGATCGATGTCGGTCTGCGCTTGGAGACGTTCCAGAGCAAGATCAGCCGAAATGTTAAACAGCATGGATGGTCACCTCGAAATGATGGAAACCCGCTGGGGCGATGAAGGAAAAACGGTGGTCGCCAAGAACGTCGGTCGTAAACTCGAAGACGTTGTCCTCGATGGCGACGATCTCGCCGGCATGAAGGACCGAGGTGCCGGCCGGCAACGCAAGGCGCACCGTGTCAAAGCCATCTGCCCGGACGGTGTATTCGGTGACATCGAGCGCAGCGCTTTTGGAGGTGATGACGCCGTCCAGCACATAGCAGTGCGCGTCGATGTCTCGGCGATATTGGTCGGCCGGTACTTCAATTGCCTTGAAGCCCTCGCCGTAGATGCCGGCATAATGTGGCAACAGGCTCAAAGCGCAATCGCCGCTCTGGCGGATTGCGCCGTCTGGGCCATGGACGATGTAGTGGATTGTTCTGTCTTCTAACGCTGTCATGGAGTTACCTCTTGAGAGCTGTGGCGGTGATGTTGCTTTCGTTCCAGCCGATGGTGTTGCTGGGGCAATAGAGCTGCAGGATGTAGGTGTGATTGCCGGCACCGGGGGCGTCGTAGAGGCCAGAGACGGCGACGAGGCCTGCCGTATAGGTGGTCTGTGTCGTCGTGCCGTTGCTGCCTCCTGTTCCAGAGACAACGGTTTGGACCACGCCAAGATAATAGGTCTGGCTGAAAATCGCCGTACCGTCGCGGAAGATGTTGCAGCCGATCGGCTGTGAGTTCTGACTGCCGCCGTTCTGGTTGAACTGACCGAGCGTCATGGCATCGATCACCACGCGGCCATCGCCGGCAACATTGACGACACAGCTTACGAGATTGACCGTGCCGTTTGCGCCGATGGTCTGCGTGCCGGCGACACGCCCAGCGCCCACTCCCGTAACAGCGCCACCCTGAATATTGGACGTGCCGACCTGCAGCGAGCCGATGACGGCCGAGCTGATATTGACCGCGCCGAGATTGGCGGTGATGGCGTCGAGGCTGTTGACCGAGATCTTATTCGCGGTCACGGCACCGTCAACGATCAGCTCGGCCGAGACGGCGCGACGCATGACCGGCTTCGACCAGTAGCAAGAGGTTCCGGTGCCTGCTGTCTTCAAGCAAGCCAAGTCCATGGCGAGCTTGGTCATCCCACTGGGGACGGTGTATCTGACTTGCAGCCTTACCCAGGTATTCTTCGTCCCTGTGGTGATCAACTGCACCGGTATGCCCGCGCCCGTGGGCGATAAACCGATCGCGTAGATAGCAGCCAAGTTGCTATCGGTATTGTAGACCCAGACGTCGAAGGCATAGGTCTCGCCGGCCGTGACAGCGATGTAATTCGAGATCGCACAGTTTCGGCCGAGCGACTGCAAAACATAGCCGGCGACGTCTCCGCTAATGGTGTCGTTGTAAAAGGCCTGCACATTCTCGATAACCCAGCCGTCGAGGCTACCGGTCTGCCAGCCGTTGTCGGCGATATTGCTGAAATCGGTGAGCACAAGTTGCTTGGCCGTGATCGCATCGGCGGCGATCTGTCCCGCGCCGATCGTGTTGGCCGCCAGCTTGTCACCTGTGATCGTGCCGCCAGAGATTGTCGTCGCGGTCACAGCACCGGCCGCGATCGTGCCGGCCGTGACCGCATTGGCTCCAATCTTGCCAGCCGTGACGGCGTTCGCGGCGATCTTGTCGGCCGAGATAGCATTGGCGACAATGCCGCCATTGGTGATCATGACCACCCCGCCATCGCTCCAGGGCGTCGGCTCGGTGGCACCGGCCGGGATACGGCACAGCATCGGTTTGTTGATGAAGGCGTAGCTATCGGTAGCGTTGGGCTGAGAGTCGCCTTTGCGAATATGGATCGATGCGGCGACCGCGTTCGCCGGAGCTGCTCCCGCCACCCTCAAGCGCGGCCAATTGTCCGGGTTGTTCCCATCGGACTGATTGGCGTTGTTGATGGCTGCAGCGGTGTAACCAATCCAGTTGCCGTCCGCTCCCTCCCACTCGATACGCAATTCGACTTGGCAACGATGCGCGGACACGTAAGCCGTTGCCTCAAACCATTCGCCCGGTGCGCAGGGAAAGGCGAATTTGAGCTGTCCAGCAAATCTATCGCTGTCGGGCCGCATCCAGCGGATGTCGGCGAAATAGCCGGCCGAGGTTGGGCCACTGCCTTGATACAGCATCAGCGTTGGGTTGTTCGGGCCAGCCCACGACTCAGTTGCCGACCGGATCGCCATTGTAAGCCCCGGTATCGGGCCGCTGGCCCAATAGGTCCAGCAATCCATCCCCATCGTGAAGCTGGCGTTCTGCAATAGATTCTTGCCCGAACCGACTGCCAGGGCGTTCGTGGTGATCGAGCTGGAGGCAAGCTTGTCGGCCGTGATGGCACCGGCTGCGATCTGGGCGGCAGATACCGCGCTAGAGGCGATCGTGCCGACCGAGACCGCGTTAGCGGCAATGGTTCCAACCGTGACCGCACTGGCGGCGATCGTGCCTGCAGTCACGGCGTTCGCTGAGAGCTTGCCTGCGGTGATTGCCCCGTCAACGATCAGATTGGCTGTAGCTTTTCGCAGGCAGCTGAGGCCGCCGATCGAGAGGTTGCCGTCTGTATAATCTCGCTGGATATACATTTGAACACGAGCGCCAAAGGCACCTGTCGGAGGGGTGATTGTGTTCGAGTAGGTCTGCACCTCATTCAAGGGCGGCGTTACGCCGTTGACGCCGACAATGTCGCCCCATTGATCCGGGTTCAGCAACGCGCCGCTTGAATCCAGCCAGTGAATGCGAATCCAGAAGCCAGCTTTGGTGCCGGTGGTGCGGGCAATCTGCACGGACGCCAAGTACTGCTGTCCAGGAACGATCGCGAAGGCTGGACCTATGACGATATGTTGGTAGCCCGCGCCAGCGGCATAGATGTAATCGAGCGAACCTTTGGACGCGAACGGCAGCGTGGCGGCAGGCTTGATGACGCAGGCCGACAAGCGCGGCCACCCGGCCGACGATTGCATCTGATTGTCAGGAATGAGGTTTTCCCAATCCTGCAGAACGAGGCTTTTCGCCGTGATTGCGTTCGCGGCGATCTTGTCGGCCGTAATCGCGCCATCAACGATCAGCTCTGCGCCAGCCGCTCGGCGCATGTTCGGCTTCGCCCAGTAGCAAATCTTGCCGTTGGCCGCCGCCTTGTCCACGCCAAGCACCGGCTGGATAAAGTAGACGCCGGCTGGAATGGTGAAGTTGCCCTGCATTTGCGTCCAGACCTTGCTCGCACTGGACGCGACCGAGACGAAGTTCGGAGCAACATTGTTGCCGGACTGATCTTTCTGATAGAAGCCGATGAAGGCATTTGCGTTCGGATCTTGGTTGTTGAACCAGGCCGAAAAATTATAGCTCTCCCCCGGCGAAACCTTGATCAGAGGGTTTGCAATAAGCGCCTGCTCGCGCCCATCGGCCGCCAGCAGCCATGTATTCTGAACCGGGCTCACTGCGGTTTCGAGGTAGTAGTAGGCGGTTGCACCGGGTGTGATCCAGGCGGAGAGATTGCCGGTGGAGAAACCGAGATCGATCATATTGTCGAAGCTGCCGACAAGGAGCTTATCGACGGTGATGGCTTTCGCGGCGATCTGTTGCGCACCGATCGCGCCGGCAGCGATCTGACCGGCTGTGATGCTGTTGGCGGCGATTTTGTCGGCCGTGACCACGCCGGCCGCAAGCTTCGGCGTCGAAATCGCACCATCGGAAATCTGCGTTCCGACGATCTGCCCGGCGATATCGCCAGCCGCCGTCGCCACCGTCCAGGCGCTGCCGGTATAGCGATAGAGCTTGTCGTCGGTCGTGAGATAGACCGTGCGACCCTCGACATTACCGGTGGTCGGCAGGCTTGCAACAATCTCCACCGGCCGAATGCCGGAAGCGAATTTCGTCGCATCGACGGCATTGGCGGCAAGCTTGTCGATGGTGACGGCGTTGTCGGCGATCTGCGCGCTGTTCAAGGTGCCATTGATGTCGATCGCGGCGACGGCGGCCGTCCACGCGCCGTTGTGAAACCGATAGAGCTTGCCATCCGTCGTCAGGAAAACCTGCCGGCCTTCGACATTGCCCGAGGTGGGAAGATCAGAGACGACTTCGACGGCCTTGATGCTGCTCGCAAGGCTGGTCGCGTCCACCGCACCCTGGGCGAGCTTGGCGGCCGTCACCGCGCCATCGGCGAGTTTGGTGGAAATGACGGCGCTGCTGGCCAGCACGTCGGCCGTGACCGCCGCCACTTCAAGCTTTGCGGTCGAAACGGCCTGGTCGGCGAGCTTCAGGTTGGTGACGGCCTCGTCCATGATCTTTGCGGCCGTAACAGCCGCGTCGGCGATCTTCGAGGCGATGATAGCGCCATCCAGAACGTCGCTGGCCTGGATGAGGACGTTTGGCGTCGTGACGGTCAGCCATGCCGACCAATCGGTTGCGCGGTTCGATCTTGGGAGGTACCGGCCCCGCGCCTCATAGTCGGTATTGGAGATCATCCATTGTCCGGAAATGATCCAGGAATAGGGAGAGGCATAGGGATTGCTGTCGCTGTCGAACACGACATCGCCGGTCGCCTTGAGGCGAACCTGCACCCACACGCCCGTAACGTCATCGAGGTCCTGCGCACAACTGATCTTGATTGCCGGACGGCGATCGATGCCACCGGCATCCTTCACCGTTGCCGGCTCGACGGTCCAGCCGATCATCGGCTGCGATGGCGGCGTGATAGGGCCGAGCCAGCCGGTGGCGGTGGGCAGCTGCAGACCTGGGTGCCAATCATAATCGGCAGGGTCGACTTCCTTCAGGGTAACGACGATCAGGAAACTGGATTGCGGCTCGACCTTGACGACCAGGAATTTCTTCTCGTCATAGCCGTTGCGCGCGGAAGACCAGGAAACGACATCGTTCGGCTCCAGCGGATAGGCATCCGGCGGCAGCGATACCTGATGCACACGAAAACGCCGATAATCCTGGATCATCGCCAGGCCGACACGCTGCACCTGATTGGCGAACGGAACGGTGAGCAGCTGGATCTGCGCCGGCAGGCGGCGATTGCCGTCCTGAACTTCCAAATCGGCATTGTAACGGCCCGGAGCATCCTTCGTCGCCCATTTTTCCGCAGGCTCGGGATAGGTCGCTTCAATGGCGTTATAAGTCGCCGAAAGCGAGGGGAATGGCTGGAAATCCTGCTCCTCTGTGACGATGATATCGTCATCCGTGAAAGAATAGACCGCCGCACCCGGCGTTCCCACAAGCATCTTGAAGATGCCGCCGACTTCCGCGATGCGGCCGTTGCAGCCCTTCAGCAGCTCCGAAATGGCATCGAGGGGTTCCTGATCGCATTGAATATCGTAGCCGGCACGGAAAGCTGGTTCGCTGCCACCGCCGTCGAGCTGGACGGACGCGTCGCAGGCATTCGCCGCTGCCATCCAGTTCGCCACCGGCAGGCAGAAGGCGCCGATGTTCTGGCCGCCGTAGACCCATTCCGACCCGTAGTAGACACCACGGGCAAGGTTGTAGGTCATCACAGCCGGGTTGGTGCTAGGCTCCCACGTCGAAGGATCGGCCCAGCGATGCGCACCGTTGCCGCCGAACGAGGAATCCTTGCGGACGTCGTAGAGCGGCAGCGGGTGCGGCTCGAAAAGGCCGGCAGGGACGCCCCTGAAAAGATCGGTATTATAGCGCGAGGTGAGAATGACCACCTGGCAGCCACGGCCGATCATCGTCGGCTTCCACGGCCGCTCGGCATGGGTGCCGAATTTGGCCGTCAGAAAAGGATCGGGGCTTGTCTGCGTGCCGTCTAGGAACTTGATCCA